TTGTGTTGCATTTGCGGCTTCAGCACAATCACATAATGTAGCATCGTCCGCTAAAAAATAAAAAGGAGTTTTTGTTATGGCAGTTCAACAGTTGAGCATTAATCAACTATCGCAACCAGACCGTGAAAAGTTGTTTAAAATCGTAAAAGAATGTTCCGATTCAATGACACGAATCGAAGGTGAAAACGATTTTATTCGGGAGAGTATTGCAGAGACCGCAAAACAAATGCAATTACCTAAGAAACTGGTTGCGAAGTTGGTGAGAGTTTATCACAAACAAAACTTTGATGAAGAAGTTGCTGTGAATGAACAATTTGAAAATCTATATGAAAGTGTGGTGAAATAATGTCTAAATTTACTTTTGTTTGTCAGGAAGAATCTATGCCTTTTGTGCATAGCATTCAATCTAAAAGAACCGTTGAGTTTAATGCGGAAACATTGGATGATATTTTGAATGAGTTTGAAATGTTCTTGCGTGGTGCAGGATTTCATTTTGAAGGTCATTTGGATTTCGTAAATGAAGATGATTTTATTCAATTTGAAAATGAAGAAGATGACCTCGAAGAATCAAATCAAAGATGGGCATCAACGGTTCATTCATTAATGAATCCTCCTAAATTTCGTGCCAATGCAACCACTTGCGAAGTGTGTGGATTGAACAAAGAAATGATGGCAACACATCATTGTTATGACGATAATTGTCCTGTTCACGCACCACAATCAGTATGTAAAAGTGAGGAATAATGCCAACAAAAGATGAAATGGCGAAGTTTGCCAAAGCCATTGACGCTCTTGTTTCCAAAACTGATTACAATCACATAGAAGCGATTGTAGAATACTGTAAACAAACTGGACTTGAAATAGAAGTGGCGGCAACATTAGTAAACGCCAATTTAAAATCTAAGTTGGAAGGTGATGCTATGGATAATAACATGTTGAAAGAGAAAAGTTCTCGTTTACCTTTATGACTGGTTATGAAGCATTTTCAATTTATCACACACTAAAATTACACTTTACTAGCGATTACGATTATTTTAAATATAATGGTAAGTGTAATATTAGTGTTACAACATTTGAGAATCGTAGGGACAAATATCATTTCTACAAACTCTCCCGCAAGTACCAAAACAAAGATGATTATGTTCAATTCATAGTTGCCAATCTGTTCACCAATAGTAAATCGTGGGCAGGTGATTTGTTGCAAGAAGAAGCCGATATCAATTTTAGGGAAAGACAGAAAGTTGCCCAATCTCTGTCCTATGTTTTCGAGAATGATTGTAAATTTATTTTTGAAGATTGTAAACTTAATCCTAATGAAGTATTGGTGACTGATGGAGACTATCCTAGACTGTTGACTAAGGCTTTTCGTAAAGAGATAACACCTGAGACATTAATCGTCCTAAACACAATCCTCCAATTCTTGCCTATGTGGGATAAAAAAATTACCGATACGATACGATGGCCAAGTTATAGGCAAAGTATTGTTAAGTATGCCGCATTTTTACCACACGATGTAGTAAAATATAAGTTGATATTGAAAAAGGTGTTATTGTGATTAAAATGATTTACTTGGATATGGATGGAGTTATCGCCGACTTTAATAAAAGATACCGGGAACTTTATAAGATATATCCACAGGATGCTGATACATACAAAGTGTTTGATAAATTCTTCACACAGTTTATCGATTCTAGGGAATTTGCAAAATTAGATTTGATGCCCGGTGCCATGGACTTAATTAATTATCTTAGGTCATTAGATATACCTACTGAAATACTTTCTTCTACATCCTCCGAAAAAAGAGATGTTACTATTAGAGAACAAAAGATTGAGTGGTTAGAAACACATAAGATTGATTTTCCTGTGAATTTAGTTCCAGGTAAAAGGCATAAAAAAAATTATGCCAATCCCAATTCGTTGTTAATTGATGATACAGAACAAAACATCAGTCAATGGCGAGAAGCAGGTGGTGTTGCAATACACCATGAAGATGTTATTAGTACCTTAAACATTTTAAAAAGTTTACTAAATAAATGATATTATGTTTATGTGGATAAGAAGTCTATACACCGTTTATACTCCGTTTATACGAAAGGAAATACAATGAGTAGTTTTGCAAATTTAAAGCGTGGTCGCAATGACTTCGCTAAACTCACAAAGGCTATTGAAGCCACAACTCAAACCGCTGAAAGCGGATCCAAAGAAGATACCCGATTCTGGCAACCTGAAGTAGATAAAGCAGGTAACGGCATGGCTGTTATTCGTTTTCTACCCGCACCTGCCGCTGATGGTGATGATGCTCTGCCTTGGGTTCGTGTGTTCTCTCACGGATTTCAAGGTCCTGGTGGTTGGTTCATTGATAATTGTTTGACAACTATTAATGAGAAATGTCCAGTATGTGAACACAACAATACATTATGGAATTCTGGCATTGAAGCAAATAAAGATATTGCTCGTAAACAAAAACGAAAACTATCTTATATTGCGAACATCTTAGTAGTCTCTGACCCTGCCAATAAAGAAAATGAAGGACAAGTCCGTCTTTTCAAATTTGGTAAGAAAATCTTTGATAAGATTACTGAAGCAATGAATCCAGATTTTGAAGATGAGAAAGCAGTCAACCCATTTGATATGTGGGAAGGTGCCAACTTCAAGTTGAAGATTCGTAATGTTGAAGGTTATCGTAATTATGATAAATCAGAGTTTGCGGAAGTATCTGCACTCTTTGATGGTAATGATGAAAAACTTGAAGCACTTTGGAAGTCAGAACATGGTATTAAAGAGTTTGCTGAAAAGAAACAATTTAAACCTTATGACCAACTGAAAAATCGCCTCGACAAAGTTTTAGGATTTGATGGTGCAGTACCTACAACAAAAACTAAAGCCGCTGATTCGGTCATTTCTTCAATTAAAGATGAAGATGTTTCAATGATTGATAAATCAATTGCTGAGGAAGATGAAGATTTGGATTATTTTAAGTCTCTCGCTGAATCGAAATAAACAATCCCATGCAAGTGCAACACCCGCTTCGGCGGGTGTTTTTTTATGCCACTCGGGCAGTTAATGCTTTTCCTGTATCTTTTTGTTCAGGAGGTTTCATTTCATTTTTAGTTACTGCCACTTTATTGTTTGTTGGTGCATTAATGATAATAGGCGTTTGAGGTTTTGCTTGTTGTCTCTGGTCTGATGCGAGTGTTGATGACGATGATGCAACAGAACCTCCACTTGGTGCAGAAGCAACCGCACCAACTTTTGTGATTGATGGGTCATTCAAATATTCTTCAAAATGTTTTTGGCGGTCTGCAAGTCCAATGTAACCACCATTGACAAATTTTGTAACTGCTTTAACATCTGCCCAATTGCCTTTATAACCCATCATGTATTTGATGGCACTCTCAGAAGCACCTTCGGGTTTTGTTAATTGTTCAGGGTCATTGGCATATCCAAATCGTGTGTAGTTTTGTTTACCAGTTAATTGAATAAAACCACGACCTCGATATTGGAATCCTTCACCACCACCTTCTGGTGCATTACCCATTCTTCCACCATAAAGTCGTTCTGCAACTTTTTGTGGACCGCCGGCCGATACTTGTTGTGCATCATCAGGACCCGAAAACTTTTTAGGGAACAACTTCATTAATGTTGGTGCTTTATAATTTAAGTTTTCACTCAAGGTTGTAAAACCACCAGATTCGTGACCAACTTGTGCCATAATTGCGGCACGAGCAGTTGGGTCTGTAATCTTTGCAGAATCCATCGCACCAATCATTGCTTGTTTACCACTCGAAGAACCTACTTTTGCAGGTTTTGTTTCCGCAGATGATGGCGCTTTTGCACCAGGTGATGGTGCCGCAGCCGATGGTGCAGCTGCAGGTGCGGGTTTTGTTATTGGTGTTGGTGCGCTAACAGGTGGCGCAGGCGGTGCCATACCCGCAGGAGATGGAACAATAATTGATTCAGGTGGTGGTGCAGTCTCAACAGGTTGAAGTCTTTTTGCTTCTTCCTCACGGCTCATTGTTTCGGTTTTAGGAGGAAGTCCCAATCTTTCTCGAACAATCTCATCATCACCAGTATATTGTTTTTCTTTTTCTAATTTTCGAACACGCTCAGTTTCTGATGCTTCTGCTTGTTGTCGTTCTAATTTTTTTCTTTCGGCACTATCATCTATTGGTGTTTCTTTCTTGCCTAATCCTAACATGTCTTTTACAAAGTTAGGAACTATCCC